AATCTATAGGATACCAATTGTCTAGCAGTCTTGAAAAATTACTATTTAAAACATAGTTTCTTCCTCTACCTGCTTCTACGCCATCGGCAGAGAATACCCATCCACCATTACTGTATATGTATAATTTTTTATCAATTTCATTAAACCACATTGAACCTTCTATTGGGCTTATAGGAGCTGTTGTTGAAGCTACTACATCGTTCATATCCATAAGAGAAAGTTGTCCTTGACCAATCTTAGCCATTGTTTATGCACTCCTTTTAATCTTAAAAAAGAGAGCCTAAAAAATCTGGCTCTCCTAATCTGTTACATTTATTATACCATTATTTAATACATTTGTCAAAAAACCTCTTATGATATAACTAGGTATTATTTACTGATTACACAAACTAAGTTACCTCTGGTGTTGATATCAGTACCATCAACTGTGATAGTTTTTCCTGTTTTGGCGAATGCTGTTATAACATTTGAAGCATCGTATATTGACCATGTATAAGTGTAAATACTTCCACTCGCATCAATTTCTAATCCAGATTGTAAAACAGTAGCTTTTATTGTTGTACTACCAACACCATTTTTAAATACACTAACACCATCAAGTCTCACGATTACAGGGTCAGAAAGGTCAACTACTGTTGCAACGCCTGTGTATTTTATAGTATTATATGTAGCTACACATTTGAATGATTCTTGTCCTGAGATAGCAGATGCAGGTACTACTAATGTATCTGTAGCATAACCTGTTGTGCCAATGCTATAACCTACATTTAATATTCTCCAACCATTACCACCATCAGCATCTCCACCACTCACAGTTGTTGCAGAAGGGTCTTGAACGTACCATTTGAATGCTGAACCTGTTACACTAGCTGAACCTTGATAGATGTCAACGTGTACATTAAGAGTTCCTTCTGAATTTTTGATTGCGTTACCATCTGGTGTCCAAACATAGGCATAAATTGAATCTACACCGTCAAACACTACAGGAATAACTTCTTCGTCTAATAGAGTTGTAACTCCACCTGCAAGATATGTTCTTACTCTCATCGCTTTAATACTAGCAGATGGTGTATGAATCTTAGTTGATTCGTTTACTGCACTTGTATAAACATCATTCCAAACACCTGCCATACTTTGTTCTGCAATAATAAATCTACCTGCATAAACAGCAGGAGTTGCCACACCTGTTTGTGAATAAGCAGTAGCAGTAACAGTCGTAGGATTGTAAACTCCTAAACTATTCTTCTGAATAGCTGACGGTAGAGATGTCCAGTAAGCTGTAGCGTTTTGTCCTACTCCACCTTGTTTAGATTTTGTAAGTGTGAATGTTTTTACGATTGTAGCATATCCACTTCTAGTAGCTGTGAACATGATAGAAGCAGTGTCTACTGCACCTAAAGCTGTTACTGTAGCTAGTCTACTTGTAGTAGCCTCTGTAACAACAAGACCTGTTCCTGTTCTAGTTTGTGCGATAGTCCATAATGCTGTAACGTCAGTAGCACCTTCAAAAATAGTTAAATTCGTTGTAGCTCCACCGAATGTAGAAACTGTACCTGCACTGTCAGCAGGAAGTACGTGAGCTTCATTACTTAAAGCACCTACGATAGCACTAGCACCTGTTGCACCATCTTGAACTACAGAAACAATCTGTTCATCTAGTAAAGTTGTTACTCCACCTTGTAAGAATAATTGTCCTTTAACACCTTTTATACCTGCTGTTGGAGTCCATGTTTTAGAAGCTTCGTCAACAGTTCCAGAGTATTTTACAGTACCCCAAGTAGTTCCATCTAGAGTTTCCCAAATCATGTATCGACCAGAGTAGTTACCGTAAGTTCCTGTGCCTGTTTGAGACTTAGCAGAGAATGTTATAGTTGTAGGATTATATACACCTGCAATACTTCTTTGTAATACGTCAGCACTTGCCAACATTCTGTAAAGCGTAGGGGAGCTACCATTTTTAACTCTTGAAAGTGTGAATACTTTAGTTATACTTGCATATCCACTTCTTGTAAGAACCCATGTAACTGTTGCAACATCTGCTGTCATAGCACTAGTACCAATTAAGGTAATCGTTCTATTAGCAGGTGTTCCTGTAAGCGTGTATGCTGTATTCAATACGCCTAAACCTACAATAGTAGGAGTACCGATAGTCCATAAAGATGTTACATCGTTTATTCCTTCATATACTGTAAGCGTAGATACTGCACCTGTTGTAATCTGGTTAGCACCATTAACGTCAGAAGGAATAGAATCTGTTTCGTTAGATAGAATTGCAACTACAGCATTTTGACCATTTATACCATTTGTAACTTTGATGATTTCAATTTCTGCTTTAGAAGTAACGTTAAAACCTGTGTCTGCATCTAAGTATACGATTTCACAAATGTATGTGATACTTGTATTAGCAGATAATAGATTTGTTTTAAGTGTTAGTGTTTTAAAGTTAGTACCTGTTAATGTATAATCTGTTCCTGTAGCAGTAATCTCAACAGGGACACCTGTACCATTTAGCTGATAGAACCATTTTGTTGACACTGCACCAGAAGCAACATCAGTAGGCGTACCTGCGATGAATAACTGAGGTGTTAAAACTTGGTTTGTAGAAGAGTAAAGAGGTATATATGTAGAAGCACCGTTAAAAATTACTGTTCTCGATTGTGATGCACCGATATACATTACTAATTGTTTTGTATCATTTAAATCTGTAATGGTCATTTGACCGCTTGAAACTATAGCCATTTTTTAATTCATCCCTTTTATTTTAGATTGTTTTATTGTATATCTATATCACATGAAAACGTTGCTCTCTGCTCAATGTCTATGCTTGTTATAGTAATTAATCTACCCACATTGACATTCGCACTATTCCATGTGCTATCTAAATTTCCGTTCATGTTTGTCTTTGTCCAATGAAATGCACTACTAGGTAATGTATACGTAATATCGTCTTTACCACGATAAACGGTTGCCACTATTGTTGTGTTGATAATTCCATTTTTGAACGTCACTCCATTTGTTGAAAACAACTCTACTTTATAGACGATATCATTCTCAACTTCATCTATGTTTGTCTGAGCTAACTCTGCTATTGCAAGAGCTTCAATAGCTAAAGCATTAATTCTCTTACTTAGCTCTATATCCAACGTGCTTTCAGATAGATTATAATTCGAAAATACAGAATCATATTCTACTTTTTCTATCATAGTTGTGCTTCCCATATTCGAGCTGAAAAGCAAAGGCATACTATCTCCACCATGTAGAGCAACAAAAAGATAATCGAACAATGCTGTGTACTTAGCTTTATAATCAATTACAAATGGCAATGTTACACCGCCATCTTGATAATAATTATTTAGCTTAATGATATAAGAATCAAAAACCATCTTAATTCGATTCCATTCAGTCTTTACAATTGTTTTTTCATAAGCTGTAATCATAGTGTCATCTTGAATGTCGCTAGTGAACTGTGCTGAATCATTCCAAACATCAACTAGGTTACTGTTGTTGCTAGATTCGATTACAAATGCGTTTGCGTTAATTCTAACGCCTGTGTTATCCATAGTGAATGAACCACTATTGTTTGTAATAAGTAAATTTTGACCTGCAATAACCTTACCTATCAATCGTTCTGCGACAATACCATCTGGGCGAATTGCAGTTTTCCATGTGTCTCCACCATCTTTCGATAGGGCAATAACACCACTCTGCATAATAACGACTTCATTTGGAAAATCTGGATTCCTAATTATGATTCCTCGATTACCAACTTCAACGCTATTTCTTACACCTGCGATAATCTTGTTCTTAGTTGCATCCCATTCACTGTTTAAAATGTTTCCAACTAAGTTGTCTAATACAGTAACCTTATCCCATTTAAACTTATTGTTCTGGATAAGAGATGATGCATTATTATTCTGGTATAACAACTGAACTAACTTCTCTGTATCACTTAGTAAATCTGTTGTATTAGCAATAACTAAGTCAACTTCACCCAGTTCTAAATCATATTTAATCTCAATGATTTTTGCCATATACTCAATTTTCATTTGTGGATACTTGATTTTAATTAAATCACCTAGAACAAGCTTGTCCCAATAGTATTGTTCTTCAACAATATTCAATAGGTTTT